TAGGAAATAACAAGATGGCGGCTGAAGCAATAGACAAGTTTATTGCTGAAGTCACCGTTGAAAAAGAGTTCAAACCTGACAAGGATCTAATCGAGTCCATCGATTTTATCCTTGACCAGGTTGTCACTCAAGCAGCTGGGAATCCCCAGTTCAGGATCTCGTTGTCAACGAGTGCCTGTACTGAGAATTCCAAAAAAGAAGAAGGGAAGTTTGGGTACTTGAAAAAAGTACCCGACCTTCCCTACATACCTCCTTTTAATGTTCGTAATCCTGGAGGCCAGTTGGGTAACTGGGCCTTCAGGAAAGCGATCGATAAGGTAAACTCTAGTAGTGACGACATTTACAAAACAAATGTCGCCGCTATTAGAGAGAATGCAAAAGTTAGGGTTGTACAGAGTGGATCTTTTTACAAAGATGCACTCCTACAACCATTCTCTCATATGACAATCCAGGCTTTAAAGAGTATGCGCTCTTTGAAGAATGGACTGTCTTCTGGTAGACTAGGATGGAACTTCATCAGCCGGATCGATCACCTCGATCCGGTTGATGGTCACGTCCTATTCGAAAAGCATAAAAGGATAGTAAGTCTGGACTGGCGTTCAGCCACAGACATACCATCCTTTAAATCTGCACATATGGTGATGGGTAGACTCCTCGAAAAGATGAGGCTACCTGCCACAATACTTGATCCCATAAAATGTATATGGCCTGGTCCAAAGGACATATACATTAATGGGAAATTTCACTCGGTCCAGGTCAATGGTGTCCCCATGGGGGATCCGTTGACCAAGTCCAATTTATCTTTAGCTCACCCTATCTGTGAGGCATACGCCTCAAAGAAAGAGCCGAGCGTAAAAGTTGTGCACGACGGCAACGGGGATGATACTGCTATCATCCTCGGTGCCGACGAGCCCGCCAAAATGATTAGGTGGGTCCAATACTTCAACAACGCTGCAGCGATGTTGGGGTATGAACTTTCCGAAGATGACTTCTTCATAACAAGTTCCTGGGGAACTTATTGTGAAGAAGTGTTTCACATACCACTTGACCGCTTTAACACCGTTCGGACGGCGTCAAAGCTCAAGGATAATAGACTGTTACCATACCTAGATCATCCCAAGATGAGACTGGTATTGGACACAAAGAAGGATAGGAGAGATTACTCGTCCGTCAAAGACGGCAAGTATACCCTCCTAGGAAAAGATACAGAGTACTCGGAACAAGGTGTCGAAGGACACCTGTTCCAAGTAGCCTCTGTAATGCAAGACATATGTCTTGGTCTGAGATACGAGCGTAGGCCCGTATATCTACCTAGACAAATCTTTAGCGTTGGCAAGATGCCAGCTTTCTGGAACACAGAAAGCTGGGCAAATGCCATATGGAGCCAGATCCCAAAGGTCACGAACGTTACCGTTCAAGCCCTTAGGGAACTATTAGGAGAAGTTCCAAAGAACTTGACTAACCTTAGGTCAGTCAAGACTATGGAACGACACTTCGATAGTGAGGCCGTCACTGAGGTATTTTCGATACCTGAGGACGACCCCATTAGAGAATTTATAATCGTCCCCAGGGACCTTGCGCACAAGGTCCCTCCGGGCGTATTAGATAGACTTGTTGCAAGTAAACACTTGACCACCTCTTCTGAGGTGGAAGCGTTATACTTGTACATGAAGAGAGTGGAAACCCTCCAACAGACTGTCAAGCAAACAGATCTGATGGAGATGGTTTTCTCAAGATGTACGGAAATGCCGTCATACACTTTTGACGATGTCAAAAGGGTATGCACGGATTTCAAAGAAGAGTTCTACAAAAAACGATGGGCCGTAAAGCCCCTCGTTGATGTAGACTACTATTTTACAGAGGATATTGACGAGTTTAGAAACTCAGACCCCCGGAATGTTGACATTCCGGAGTTCGAATACCTCAAAAGATTTGGAAAGAGAATTCCTCCCAGCACGCCAAAGACGCGTGCTGAGGAGGAACTCTATAGATGGTTTTGTGAGTGGAGACAAAGTATTCTCGATGAAGAGTACTATGAGCTCCCCCCACTTCAATTACTAGAAGACGACCCGTACATCATCCAACAAATTGGACGTGATGAACGGGAGGTCGCCGTTATTGTTACAGATGACAAGAAACTTTGTAGACTAGCGTCTAACAAGTTTCTTGACAAGCTGATTTTAAGGATTTCTATCCGAAACTGGGTTATCATGGATGCCGATGAAAAGCCAGTTTTGGATGCATTAAGAGATGACTTAAAGGTGCCTGGGCATGTCCTCGTTGACGAGGGCAGCTTAGACGCCTTTTTGTGGAGAACTGATATCGATCCGCTCGCCTTCCCTGGGTGGGACGAACGGATCGATATGAAGAAGCCAAGGGAGCAAGAAGACATTTACAATGTCTACTTGCCACCTATCAAGGCGTCGAACGTCTACGATTTCGTTGAAATCATGGACGCAAGACGCGCAGTGAGGATCCTTGGACGACGAGGTGGCGGCTGATAGTTTCTGCTATCAACCGTGTGCACACCTCGGTGAGTCCGGATCCAATTTGCCGGCAATCACGTACACGCGTACGCCGTGGGCTGGACCTCCGAGGAGGTGCCGCACGACGCGTGGGTCACGAGTCAGTG